GAAGATTTATTTTCTGCACAGATGAAACAATCTGGTGCGCAATATGGAGCACCTGCTTTAACAGAACGTGAACAACTTGCTTTACAAAAAGCAGAAGAATTTGACACACAAATATTACAACCAAGATTGGAAAAAACATTATTGGAAAGACAAGCAGCTTCTGATCCTAATTTTGGAACAGGAATTATGGGTATGGCCAATGGTGGACGTATCGGTTTTGGTGGTGGTTCCGATATGGGTACTGTCGCTGATTCACAAGGTAATGTAGGACCAGGAGCCGGTGGCTATCAAGGTGGTGGAACACAGGAATCTGATGACAGAAGTTCTGCAGCCCAAACCGCTGCACACAATGCAGCAGTTGCAGCAGCTCAAGCTGCAAATAAAGCAGCTGAACAAAAAATGAATATAATTAATACATTAAATAGATTTAGACCTGACACTTTTGTTAATCCATATAATTATTCAATTGGTTTAAATAAAAATATTGGACCTTTTGGATTAAACGTTGGTATTAATACTCTTGGAATTTTAGGAATTGATGATCCTCGAACAGAAGAAGATGAAAGTGAACAAGATGATTATGGAATTAGTGCAGGTTTTAATACAGATGTACTTGGAGGAAATCTAAGTTTAGGTGCAGGATACAATCCAACAACAGGTACAAATTTAGGTTTAAGTTTTTCTAAACAATTTAGTCAAGGAGGCCGTGTAAATTTTGCAGATGGATATGATCCTAAGAGAAGAAAATTTATGAAAGCAGCTGCAGGCATTGCATCAATACCTGTATTTGGAAAAATGTTAAAACCGGTTGTTAAAGGTATGGAAGCAGCAGGACCTGCTGTGACACAAGCAGCAACAGAAGCTGAAAAATTATTTTTTAAATTAGTTGATGCAGTAAAGAGTAAAGGCATTATGGATAAATTAGATAAAGTAACTGGAGGTAGATTATCTGGAGCATATCATACATATAAAGATGCAGAAGTTTTAGAAGATGCCGGATCCATTACTGCAAAATTTAAAACGGATAAAGGTGCACCAGCAGAAATTGTTTATATTAAACCTCAAAAAGGAATAGATCCTAAAACAGGTAAAGAAGTGGAATACCCTGGTCAATTTGATTATGAAGCTCAAGAAATAGCAAGAATAAATCCAGAGGGAGATGTAGATATTGATGCAGAATTTGAAATTATTGATAGTCTTGAAGATGTAAAGAAATTGATTGATGATTAAAAAATTAACTACTACAATACCCCCTAAATCAGGACCCATGCCTCAGGGCTTGAATATTTCCTATAATACTGTTACAACAGTCAAACAATCTGGAGAAAAAATAAATGGCAGACAATATGGACAACGTAGACAAAGCTCTACCCAACGAACCAAGAAAAGAATTTGAAGTTCCTGGTGAACAGGAAATACAAGAACAAATTGTAGAACAAGTTCAAGAAGAACAACAATCCCCTGATGATGTAGAAGTCACAGAGAACGAAGATGGATCGGTTGATATAAATTTAGATCCTGCAGCTGCAACTCCTGAAGGTGGTGATGAACATTATGCAAATCTTGCAGACTTTTTACCGGATGATGTATTAGGTCGACTTGCATCAGACTTATCTTCTAAATATCAAGAATACGTTGGTTCAAGAAAAGATTGGGAAAAAACTTATACACAAGGATTAGATTTATTAGGTTTTAAATATGATCAAAGAACAGAACCCTTCTCAGGTGCATCGGGTGCAACGCATCCTGTTCTTGCAGAAGCGGTTACACAGTTTCAAGCATTAGCTTATAAAGAATTGTTACCAGCAGATGGACCGGTTCGAACTCAAATCATTGGATTACAAACTCCAGAAAAAGTTCAACAAGCAACTCGTGTAAAAGATTTTATGAATTATCAAATCATGGATCAGATGAAAGAATATGAACCAGAATTTGATTCAATGTTATTTCATTTACCTCTTGCAGGTTCTACTTTTAAAAAAGTATATTATGATGAAATGGAACAAAGAGCAGTTTCTAAATTTGTTCCTGCAGATGATTTAATTGTTCCGTATACCGCTACCTCATTAGATGATGCGGAAGCAATTATTCATCGTGTAAAAATTTCAGAGAATGATTTAAGAAAACAACAAGTAGCCGGTTTTTATAGAGACATCGATATTGGTAAACCAGGTGATAAAGAATCTGAGATTGAGAAAAAAGAAAGAGAGCTTGAAGGAATTTCTAAAACTGCAAACGAAGATGTATTTACTGTATTAGAATGTCACGTCGATTTAGATCTAGAAGGTTTTGAAGATACAAATCCCGAGACTGGTGAGCCGTCAGGAATTAAAATTCCTTATATTGTAACCCTTGAAGAATCATCTAGAGAGATTCTTTCTATTCGAAGAAACTATGAAGTAGGAAATCCTAAAAAAGATAAAGTTCAATACTTTGTTCATTTTAAATTTTTACCAGGACTAGGTTTCTATGGTTTTGGTTTGATTCATATGATTGGTGGATTATCAAGAACTGCTACAGCTGCATTAAGACAATTGTTGGATGCAGGGACTTTATCGAATTTACCCGCTGGTTTTAAAATGCGTGGTATTCGAATTAGAGATGATGCACAATCAATTCAACCGGGAGAGTTTAGAGATGTCGATGCACCGGGTGGAAATTTAAGAGATTCATTTATGATGCTTCCGTTTAAAGAACCAAGTCAAACATTACTTGCATTAATGGGAGTAGTGGTTCAAGCAGGTCAACGATTTGCATCGATTGCAGATTTACAAGTTGGTGATGGTAATCAACAAGCAGCAGTAGGAACTACCGTTGCACTTCTTGAAAGAGGAAGTAGAACCATGTCAGCAATTCACAAAAGAATTTACTCAGCTTTGAAAAATGAATTTAGACTCATGGCTAGAGTATTCAAGTTATATCTACCTCAAGAATATCCATATGATGTAGTTGGGGGCCAAAGAATGATTATGCAATCAGACTTTGATGACCGGGTAGATATATTGCCAGTTGCTGACCCCAACATTTTTTCACAGACACAGCGTATCTCACTAGCGCAAACAGAACTGCAGCTGGCACAATCTAATCCACAGATGCACAACATGTATGCAGCGTATAGAAATATGTATGAAGCATTGGGGGTAAAAAATATCGATAGTGTTTTAATTAAACCACAACAACCTATGCCAAAAGATCCTGCATTAGAACATATTGATGCATTAGGAGGTGCACAGTTCCAAGCATTTCCAGGTCAAGATCATCGATCACACATCACAGCTCATTTAAATTTTATGGCAACGAACATGGCTAGAAATAATCCAATGGTTATGGCAAGTTTAGAGAAAAATATTTTTGAACACATTTCTTTAATGTCTCAAGAACAAATTGAATTAGAGTACAGAGACGAATTACAACAGTTACAACAAATGCAAATGGCTATACAACAGAATCCACAAATGGCTCAACAGATGCAAATGCAAATGATGCAGATCCAACAAAAGATTGAAGCAAGAAAAGCACAGTTGATTGCTGAGATGATGGAAGAATTTATGAAGGAAGAAAAAGAAATTACTTCACAATTTGATAATGATCCTATTGCAAAACTAAGATCGAGAGAATTAGACCTTAGAGCAATGGAAAATGATAGAAAAGAACGTGAAAACAAAGATCGAATGGACTTGGATAAGATGAAAGCGATGATGAATCAGATGAATCAAGAAGAAAAACTAGATCAAAACGAAGATTTAGCTAAATTGAGAGCAGATACATCAATTGAAAAGACAATTTTATCAAAAACTATTCCAAGTACGGACTCTATGATGAAAAATGGAGCTCCAACTATGCCGAAAGTAAAAATTTTTAGAGGAGGAAATGAATAAATGAGAAAAAAAATGACAAAATCTGAAAAAAAGGTTAAAAAGGTTATGCGGGAATTCAAAAAAGGTGAACTCCCGATAGGGAAGTCGAAGAAAAAAGTAAAATCTCGTAAACAAGCGATAGCAATTGCTTTATCGGAGGCTGGAAAATCAAAACCAAGGAGATAAAATGGAAAAACTAGATAAAATTGTTAAAATAGCAACACCAGAAATGAAAGTTGAAGTCGATCCTAGATCTAAATCAACTGCTGACAAAGCATTTAACGGAATTGCAGTTCCTGATGAAGTTGAAGTAAGAGGAACGAAAAGAATGCTTAAAGAAAAGTCTAAAAAAGCTAAATGGATATAAACCTATGTGGTTTAGTGCTATTAAATTAGCCGCACAAGCAGGCTCACACATTTTTAAAAACCGTCAGAAGACGAAAATGTTAATGGCGGATGCACAAATGCGTCATGCAGAGAAAATGGCGAATGGAGAAGCTGAATATCAAGGTAAATTACTTGAGGCAAGGCAATCGGACTGGAAGGACGAATTTATTTTAATTTTACTTTCAGCGCCAATAGCATTATTATCGTGGGCAGTATTTTCAGATGATCCGGCAGCTATGGAAAAGATGCAATTGTTTTTTGAATACTTTTCACAGCTACCATTTTGGTATCAAACAATTTTTGTAGGTGTCATCGCATCTGTATACGGATTAAAAGCAACTGATTTAATTAAGAGGAAATAATATGAGTAATAGAAGATACAACACACAAACAAGAAAAGCTTTTTTATCAGGTGGTCAAGCTAAACTTGATGCAAATAAAGATGGTAAAATTACAGCTAAAGATTTTGCAATGCTAAGAGGCAAGAAAAAAACTACTAAGAAGAAAAAGCCAGGAATGATGATGATGGCAATGAAGGGTAAAAAATAAATGGCAAAACTTTGTGCAAAAGGAAAAGCTGCTGCGAAAAGAAAATTTAAAGTGTATCCTTCTGCATATGCTAACATGTATGCATCAGGAGTTTGCTCTGGTAAAATTACACCAGGTGGTAAAAAAGGAAGTAGAAAAAAAGCTAAAGATGGTGGA